CCGTGTCGATTGCCACGGAGCCGGAGCTGATAATCTTGCCCCGGATGGCATCCTCCACAGGAGTATTGAGCTGCTCCTGAATGTTGGTGATGCTCGTCTCAATGTCTCCGGGGTCAATCTCCACCTGAAGCTCATTGAGAGCCTCCGCCCTGACCGCCCTCACAAGCCTGTTTGATACCCGGACATCTTCAGCATAGGCATAGTCGCTTCCCTCCGGTGACATCATGTTTGCAGAGGTCACATAGAAGTCCTCCTTGCCAATGTACTGCCGGATGGTCACGAACTTTGCCTTGTCCAAGGTCTCAATATAGTCCTCAATCCCTTCAGGGAGGAGCTTCTGTATCTTTGCTTCAGAGATAGGGAAGCTCTTCACCTCCCCAATGCTCTGTGACTCCTTGGCTCTTCCATAGAGACCTGTCACAATGCCTGCATTGTTGATGTCCTGCACCCTTCCATCCATCCGCTGATACCGGGAGTTGCTGCATACGACCTGTATATACATGTTGTTGATGCCCTTCCGCTCCTCAAGCATGGCATTCACATACTCCTCAAGGCTCTCATCCGCCCTTTTCCCCCTTGCCTCACAGACAAAATACAGGGGTCTCTTGTACTTCGTCAGGAAGTCATTGGCAAGCGTACACAGGGAAGCCCACAGAGCCTTGGCGGATACCCCCACGATATGGACGAACTCAAACACAATGGGGCTGTTGATGAGGCTCTCCACCGCATTGATGACCGCCTCATTGCTCATAGACGGGGAGGTTGTGGAGAACGTGAAGCGGTCTCCCTCCTTGAAGCTGTCACCGCCTTCCGCATCCGTGAACTTCACATTGAGCCCGGTGGCTTCCAGTTCCGCCTCTCCGGTGACAGGTATGGTCATCTCTTCAGTGAAAGTGTTGCCACCGTCCAGGGAATACCTGAAGCTTCCCTCATTGCACTCCCCGGCATCCATGACCTCAACCACAATGTCATATGCGTTGTTGGGGCTCCCCTTTACCTCAAAGCTGCCATACCCTTTCTTTTCCTCCTTGATTTCTCCAACCGTTCCGGCTGTCCCTGCCTTCACCGGGATGCAGTAGGTGGAGGATGCACCCCACTCCACCGCATCAATGCAGGCATCAGCAAGCGGAGTGTTCCCTACCTTCTCCTTGATTTTCTTGGCGTTCATTGTGCCGCTAATCAGGATGGGTGCCTTGCTTTCCACATTGGAAATGCCTATCTTGATGTGTGTCCCGGTACCCGTTGAGCTGCTACGCCCAAGGTTGCCATCTTCGACTTTTACATTTACATCTCCATACATTATCCTTTCGCCTCCTTGTCTTCCATGCTCCCGTTGACCGGGGCTTTCCGGAAGGCTTCACAGGCTTCCTTGAACTCCTGCTCATCCACCTGTCTTCCGCTCTTCCATCCGTTGGCTGCCTTCGTTCCTTCAAATACCGCATCCGATACGCCAAGCTTCTGCTTGAGCTCCTCAATGCTTTTCAGGGATGCAGCCTGTCTCATTTCTGCCATGATTATTCCTCCTTATCCGACAGAGCCAATGTCCATTGGCTTGATGTCTCTATCCTCATAAATACCGCCTTCAAAAGTGATGTCGAACTGTACCGCCACTTTAGCCTTCAGGATGCTGTCACCCTCTTCTACCCAGTCCGCCTCACCGACCACGATATTGACCCAGTTCCCGTCCACATCTATCCCTTTCTTCAGGTTCCGGAGAAACTCTTCAAGGATTTCCTCCACTTTCTCCTCTGATGTGTCAGCTATCACTACATGGAGTGATGTGTTCCTGTCCCACAGCTTGACCCTACGCTTCTGCCGCCCCTCTTGGTCTACAAATTTTCTTTTTGAGCCGGAGCGTGTGAATGTCTCACCGTTTCGCAATACTGCACCAACGTGGACTTCGTTCCCCTGCTTCAGCTTTTTCATATTGGTGTAGACCTGACTCTTGATGCCGGAGTTCTTCAGCGTTTCTACTATGTAGTTCCTCTCCTTTACCATGTCCTACTCCTCAAAAATTTCCTCCAAGGCATCCTTGATGTCCTGCTCATCCTGCTCGCTGACACCCAAGAACGGTCTCGGTGGTATGCTTACTTTGACAGAGGCTGCCTTCTTCCACTGTCCGCCAATCTTGAATGTGAGGTATTTCTTGTTTTTTGCTCTTATTGTCCGCTCATCACCAAATTGGTGTGTGGCTGCTCTGATGTCATTGGTGCCTACTGCAAGTCCACTCTCACTCACTTCTGACCGGATGCTGTTCTTGAGCTGTGCGGTCTTGGTGAGCGTCTTGCGGCCTTCCTCCCTCGCACGGATGGAGGTTTTCCATGGTTTCCCTTCCGGGGACTTCTCCTCCGTGAAGCGTTCCACCGTGGAAGTCCTAAGCCCTTCCGCTATGGAGTTCAGAACCCCACGGGTCTCAAGGTTTCCCAATCGGTTCAGGCGTTGGAGCAGTTCATCAGTGTCACCGGACAGCTCTGCCCTGATTGATGACATCCCATCACCATCCTCTCATACTGTCCCTTGAGAATACCCGACCTGAAGACTTCATTTTGAAGCCATTGGCTGCTTCGCTGCTTCCTGATTTCTCATCAATGCCTATGTCTATGATGCCCTTTGCGACATCAAGCAGGAACTTGATGGCTGCATTGTATCGGTTCAGGA